AAAAGAAACATCTTTTACGCTGCCAATATTATCTTTTTCTTCGTATAACCCTGTCATTGTAATATTTTAGATACAAATATAACAAAATATCATAAATACAAATATTTATTTTACTTTTACACTTGAGAGATTCATAATAAGTTTAGGTTTTGTTTAGCCGATGGGAGTTGTTAACCTATCGGCTTTTTTATCTCCTAACGACAAAGCCATCAGAATCCCTTTTAGGGACTAAAGCAACCGAACAACGACAATTAATGCAATTACTTGCGCTAGAGCCTGGGCCGCATGGATAATCAATTTCATTAACTTCTCCTTTAGTGCTTACCATTATAAACTTTTCATTTTGTTCAACCTTAACGCCATTCATAGCAATATGTGACCATTCATCCTTAGGTTTCCTTCTTGTTCGGCTATCTTTTGTAGACACCCATTGCTTTACCAAAACAATACCAGATGTTTCGCCACTAACTAAAGCAGCATGGTTAGCGGCACTTGTAGTTTCAGTTCTAACTATACGCAATACCTCGTAACGGCTTAAACCTACATTAATCCTTTCACGAATAAACTTTTGCATTTGCTCAACAGTTAAATTATCAGCTAAAGCTTTTTCAACTAATGATATTAAAGTTTTAGATATTGTGTTGGTAACTGAAACAATCCGTAACCCACAATTTTCACGAACCCAATCTATAATACTATTTTGAAATACTGCATTAAACAAAGGTTTTAAGAAATTCTTTATATCTCTGTTGATGCCCCTTCCAATTCGATTACCATGAATTAAACCTATCGTTTCGTAGATGTCGAAATAAGCTTGTTCTATTTTTGTTGATTGGATATTTAATGGAATAACCAACTTGTAATTGGTATAATTTAGGTTATCCAAAGGAATACGACTGGCTGTTTCTATTATAGCTTTCTTCATTACCTTAAAAGCCATCGTTTCGTATTGCCTATGCCATCGTAACCATGTGGTTAAATATTGTTCCTCTGTCATTATTCTAATCCTAAGTTTGGAATAATAGCATCGGCTAAAGGCTGTAATCCTTGTTCAATAAAAAAAGTGTTCATTTCTGGTGTATCAATATCGCTATAACGCAATGCAACTCTTACCTCACGAGGATTTATTGCTCCTGTTTTTAATGCTAATGTTAACCACTCAACAAGCGACTTCATATCGGGCTGCATTTCTGGTAATTCAGAAATATCGAAGGTTAAATGAACTTTACCTAAGTCCTTAAACAAAGGGTAATACCTATCATTCAATCCATCCTCGTAAATCTTTAAATCAGGAGCGATACGGTTGGATATAACCATTTTCCAAATAGCGGCTAAGTTATCGTATTTAGCATCGTTATTTAGCAATAAGTCCGACCAACCCAAAACGTTACAAATAGCTTTCTGACTTGATTTAAGGTAATCAAAAGGCATAAGCTTATCGGTATCAACGCTGATTTGTGTAAACCCTAATGGTGCAGATGCTCCAGCGATACGTCCTAAAGACTGTTCACTAGCTTGCATTTCAATTAAGCGCGACTTCAATTCCAAAGCTTGAGTAGATGTCAATGGCGTTTGTCCATCCTTAGCGTGAATAAAACCATAAGAACCGCCAGACTTCATCGACTTAGCCGAATTATCCTTAGTAACGTTTTGGATCTGCATATCAATTAAAGCAGAACGTAAAGGAGATTGACCGTATAAATGTGAACCTTGTAAATCGTAGTTAGGGTTAGGAAATTTAGAATGTATAATATCTTCTGCTTCAAAAGGGATAAAGCTACTGCCAAAGGTTAAAATGTAATGACTAATAGGGCTATCTAAAGTTTCAAGACTTGCGTTTTCTTTTAATACGATTTGCACCATGTGGGAAGGAAGCAAAAACCTAGCAATTGGTTTGCCTTGATTTGGGCCATCCTTAACACGTAGCATCCATTGGTAGGCATTGCCTGTTAAAAGCATAAATGTTTCCCAAAGTTCTTTATATTCCGTTTCTGATTGATACCAGTTAGGTCTTTCAATCGGTTCTGCTATTTCCTCATTATCTAAAGCTTTAGTTTGAAGTAATTGCTTTTTGGTATATTCCTGTGGTGTTAATGATTTGGTGTATAAATTTTGATATGCCTTTAATGATTTAGCTTCTTTAATCTCGTTTAATATACCTGGCACACTTGCAAACTTTCTTGAAATTTGACTAACTACTGCATAAACATCGGTGTTTTCGTTATATCCTTTGTCAATATAAGTTTGAGCTTTAGTATCGTAACGAGTTAAACCAGCACCAACATAAGCAAAGAAAGCCTGATTAAATACATTTGTTAACGCTTCAGATGTGCTGCGTTTTGGTATAATCGCCAAAGCCAATGAAGTACGCAACGTGTTAAAGTTTAATGCCATATAGCAAATGTAACAATTTTGTGATTAAAAAGTAAAGAATTGATTTAGTACTCGTAATTCAAACCAACATCGCATCATCAACATATCTGAATAATCTGGAGAACGCCCTAATAATTCTTTAACTTTATCCTTTGGAACAACCATTTTCTTGCCATCCTTATCCATATCTTTTTGCTTTACTTGTTCCAGTTCTTGAATTATTATTTCTTTGTATTTATCATCCCTTATCCAAATAGCGTTTTTATTTACCAATTCAGATAACTTGAAATAACATTGTGATTTAAGATTATTATAGTTTTCGTTTTCTTTTGTTTCTGGATTAGGCAAAGGCGATGAATTATTTACAAAGCCTGAACAACCTAAAATATCTACTACACCACCACCTACACCATCATCATCTACAATAATATTTGATAAAGGGACTGCATAAGTTGTGCTTAATGCTTTTATTTTATCGGCTGCTTCAGTAATTTTATTTTTGTCAATCGTTATTAAATGCTCTAAAACCCATCCATCCCAAACACCAATAACGGTATTATCAGAGCCAAAACGGGCTATATCAGCACTAATGAACTTTTCACCACGAATAGCAAACGAGTTACTGAATAAATCCTGTATTTTATTAAATATCATTAAGGCGGAAGGATCATCGTCATATTCAAAGTTTCCATAAATTAAACGCTCAATAGTAATCTTACTACCTGTAGATTTAATCCTGGCTATATATGCCGGCACTTCTGGCGATGGATTATCAGAAGGTAAAGCAGGAACAAACTTTACATCCTTCTTTTCTTCATTCGATTGGTAAGGCTTGTAATAACGTGAATATACGTGGTTTTTAGCTGGGTTAAATGTTTCTAGTAACTTAGCTTCCAAATTATACTTATCGTTTAACCTACGGCCTAATCTTGTGCTTAAAACCTCTATTGCTTTGTAGTCTGTCTCTGCTGATTCGTCAACCGCCGCGCCTGTTAATTCTAAACCACCAAAACGAGTGAATAGTGGATCGCTTGGTTGCGACATCGTGTCTATAAGAAATATTACAGATCCGTTTGATAAAATGATGGTGTTGTTTTGCTGGTTATATTTGAAATGCTCATCGTTTTTAATTCCGCATTCATCAAAAACCTTAAATAAGGTTATTAAAGTGGTTTTCTTTAAAACAGTTAATTGCTTTCTACCTAATCCCCATCCTGTTCCAGGATAAGCAATTGCCATAGATGTAAGCCAATAACAAAGTAAGTAAGACTTACCAGAGAAAGCCGCACCGCCATAGCCCACGAAATTAGTTGTATTATCTGTTAAATATTCCCATGCTTGGAATTGTTTTACAGACGGTTTGAAATTAACGAAAATGCCATTACTTACCATTAGGATTTATAATGTTTATAATAGGCTGCTGTGATTGTGGTTTTTGACCGTTATCCTTTTCAAATACTCCAATAATCTTACCTAGCATTTCCGTTGCTTTATTTGCGCTTCCAAAGTCTGCTGTTTCAAATGATGTATCAGATATATCCTTTAAACGATTCATTACCCATTCTTTGTTAATTCCAGACTTTTCAGCATATTCTTGCTTTAATTCAGATAGGTAATTTTGTATTTCTTCACGCTGAAGTAACTGCCAGCCTTGTTGCCTTGCCGTATCTTCAGAAAATCCAGCATAAATAGCTGATTCCGAAGCGTTTAACGTTTCAAAATACTTATCAGCGAATCTTTTCCAGTTTTCTTGCATTGTAAAGTTTTGTAAAGTTCAAATATACTAAACATTTTTATATTGCTCCTGGAAAAGTTTATCTTCTTGCTGTGATATTCCTAGTTGCTTTATTATTTCGGAGCGGTCCGGAACTAATTCAGATAGACAACCGAATGAAACTTTAGACGGTAAGTCA